AGCGGGACGAAGAACGACATGACGGCTGAGACGCTCATGAACAGGTAGGCGAGCAGGTGCAGCCATCGCGGAAGCGGACGCATCGGCATGGCTGGATCCCCCTCGTCACCTGACGGACGTGCTTTCGGTGCGCGCCGCTTGCGCTACTTCAGCGCGAACACCAGCACGGCGACGAACCCGCACAGCGCCGCCACGTGGAACAGCAGCGGGCTGCGGTAGGTCGTGACGGTGTGCCACAGGATGGCGTGCAGCGCGGTGCCCGCGACCGCCACGATGGCCAAGATCAGGACCAGCATGTCCATGATTTCCTCCTTCGTCGCAAATTGGCACCAGAATTCCGGTCGCGGACAGGAGTCCACGGCCCTGAGTGATCAGCAGCTCACTGCCCGATTTGCCGTATCAGCAAACCCTTGACGACGACCTGGATCTCCTCGGAGGTCAGCTCCAGCTCGGGGTCTTCCATCACCCGGCGCTGGATGTCGAACCAGTCGCGCGTGGCCTGCGGAATGCCCCAGTTCGGGTCCGGCACGTGGTCGGCGATCACCTGCTCCACGACCTTGGCGTCCACGTCGGCGGGGACGATCCAGATCGTCTCGGCCGTCTCTCCGGGCTTGCGGGCAGTCGAGAGCTGCACCGTGTGATCCAGGGCCTGCTCCAGCTCGGCGTGCAACTGGGCCTGCCGCAGTTCCTTCTCGGCGTGGAACTGCGCGCTCTCCCGGTCCGGGAACGGGGACCAGGGTGTCTGGGGCTGAGCCTCTTCCGGCGTGATGGTGGCGGGCTCGGTCACGGCTGGCTCCTTCAGATGAACAGGTCGGTGGCTTCGATGGCTTCGCCGCGCAGTGCTGCGTCGAGCAGCTCGTAGTGCGTGCCCTGGATCTTCAGGGCACCGAGGTTACGTGCCCGGCGTCCGTCGTTGCCCTCGGTGATCAGCTCCTGCTGCTCGGCGAAGTCGAACTGTTTGGCGCCCTCCTTGGCCAGGTGCGCCCGTGCGGCGGCGGCGATCTCGTCATCGTCGCCGGAGGTCTCGGCCGCCAGCTGCTGCCCGGCCGCCGACTTCTGGAAGGTGGCCACGATCTCCGCCACCCGATCGCCCTCGGCCGACGCGTGGTAGGTGTTCGGCAGAGGGCTGCCGCCATTGAGCAAGTGGATGTTCGCGTCGCTGTCCGGCACCAGGTCGGCACTGCGCGGCGGATTGTCCGGGATGGGGTCCAGGTCGTCCTGGGTGAACTCGGCCGGGCGCATGGTGGCGTCTTCATCACCGTAAGTCACCGGTAACGCGGGCTCGGGGTGGGCGTGCAACACCGCGTCGAATCCCAGCGTCGGCGTTAGCGGCTGCGGGTTGGCGTCCAGGTTGTTCCAGTTGTCCGGGTCCTCGCTGGCCGCCCACCCGGTGCTCGCCGGGTTGGTGGTGTTCGAGTGCGCGGGCTCGTTCGTTCCCCGGCCCGGCTGCGGGTTGGTGTTCGAGATCGGGTCCCAAGCACTGGCTTCCTTCGAGGAGTCCAGCGAGGCCTTGGCGATCTCCTTCCACGGCGTGTGCGCCTTGACCTCCTCGCGCAGGTTCGGGATCTTCTTCGCGTCGTCGGGGTGCCACCAGGCAGCCTGCTCGTGCCCGTCACCCTTCGGGTCGTCCGGGTTCGGGATCACCCGGCCGTCCTTCATGGACAGGTCCTTTTCGGACGGGATCACCACGACGTGGCCCTGGTATACCCCGTTCGGGGAACTCCAGACGTGCTTGACCGCGCCGTGAGCGGGGAAGGGTTGGCCTACCTCTTCCTGCCACTCCCGGAGGGCGGCGTGCAGCGACGTGGGGTCCTCTGCTTCAATATGTCCGCCAGGCATTTCCCACGTACCCGCCGCCGGGTCATTCTCGTCATCGAGGCCACGTTGCAGCATCAGGATTCGCCCCGTGTCATGAGCCTTGAGGCACAAGCCCGCCACGCTCGGCTGAGCCAGATCCTTCCCTCCCGAGCCCTTCGCAAGATCGTTTTTGCCCAGGAAGAAGGCTGCGACATGTGGGTCGGAGCCCGGGGAGGGAACGGCTACGGGCGCATCATCTTCGAGCGGAAATACTTCGACACTCACCGCTTCGTGTGGCTGATGGCCGGACGGGAGATCCCACCCAAGTTCATCGTCGATCATGGCTGCCACAACCGGGACCCGCACTGTCCCGGCGGCAAAACCTGCTTGCACCGCCTGTGCGTGCGGCTGGACCACCTGGGTACGCGCACCTTCGGCTCGAATGTTCTGGCCGGAAAGTCCCCCACCGCCGTGAACGCTCGGAAGATCGCCTGTAGCAAGGGGCATCACTACACCCCCGAAACGACGAAAATCGAGGCCGATGGCACCCGTCGGTGCCTGATCTGCCGCCGTGACTTCGATCGCCGCCGCCGTCCCCGAGGCGTACCGCGCTGACCCCTCGCGGTGGTGCTCGTGCGCACTCAGCTTCGTGTGCTTCCGGCCACGCTGGCGCTCAGTCAGGGTGCAGATGCCGTCATCATGGTGCCGCAGGGCATGTTCGGCGGCCTCGTGGGCGCCGGAGATCTCGAAGTCGCAGTCGGCACCCTTGCTGGCGTTCTTCACCAGGCCAGGGTGCTCCACGGGGTAATCCATCTCGGACGGCTCGGGGAAGCCGTGCTTGTCCGCGTCGTAGACCAGGGCCTTCGTGTGACGGCCCGTGGCCATGTTCGCGGCGATTCGGTGATGGCCCTCGATCGCGAAGAGGTTGTTCTCGTGCCGCACCACCAGAGGGTGCTGGTTGGCCGGGAGGTCGTGCCCCGGGTTGTTCTTGGCGTCCTGCGTGCTGTCGTCCGGGTTGTGGATGTAGCGGTTCAGGTGCTGGGGCGTGACGTAGGGCTGGGTGGCGTAGATGTCGTGCTGCCCATGATCGATGTCCTCGACCTGGGCGTGGTTCTTCCACAGACCGCTGTCCATGGACCGCAGCGCCATGTTGACCACTGCCGCGTGGTGGCCGACCGGCCTGGCGTCCGGGTCACTCTCGGCCTCGGAGCTGTCCGGGTCGAGATCCCGGTCCGCCTCGTCCATCGCATCATGATGGCCGTCGTAGGCGTCCACGTAGCCCTTGTAGCCGGTCTTCTTCACCGGGATCAGGGCGCTGGTCCTTTCCTCGGCGTACCCCTGCTTCCATAGCAGTACGGCCGTACGGTGAGCTACTCCCGCGCGGACCAGGCTGCCGACAGCCTCCGCCGGGTCGGCGTCGTCGGCGCGCAGGCGAGCCACCAGGGAACTGATCAGCGAACCCTCGTACGGCCGGGCGAAGATGTGCTCGTCCGCGTCCGGGTCGTACCGGACGATGGTCCGCTCTCGCGACGTCGGCTCGGAGGGGTGGACTTCCTTGCCGAACATGCCTTGGCTCTGGGCCTCGAACTGGAGGGCCAGCGCGTGTGAGCACTTGCGACCCTCGAACCGCTGGAAGCCCGGCGACCGGTCGAACGCGTAGGCCGCCCACTTGCACCCACAGGTCCAGTCGGCGACCTTCTTCGTGCCGGGCCGGTAGACCAGCAGGGCCTCGTAGGTACCGTGGTCGCCCTGCACCGTGCCGCCGATGCCGTCGTTGGAGGCGATGACGATCGTCACGCCACCCTCGGCGCGGATCCGCTTCGCCTTGCGCTGGACGTCGGCCCAGGATGCCGTGATGTGGAAGCCAAGATCCCTGTCCCGAGCGGCGGTGCGCAGCATGGCACTCGGCTCGACGACCTGCTTACTGGTCGCCGAGCCCTTGCGCTCCATCGCCGCGCCGGGACCTGGTTCGCTGATCGGGCACACCTGCTGCTGCCAGCGAGTCTCCCAGGGGCAGGGACCGCGATCCTGCGGGATGCCGAGCACGTGACCATCGGTGGTGATGTCGCCCGGGAAGGTGCAGCGCGCAGTCCGACGCCAGGTGCACCAGTCCGGCCCATCAACCGCCGCCGTCTTCTGGTGGCCGCGCGCCGAACAGAAGCCGTCGTCGTGGAAGGCCAGCTCGTGCCGGAGCGCCTCGTCCTCATCGTCGGAAGCGAAGGCGCACCCCTGGGTGGCGTACTTCGACAGCGAGCGCGGCAGGTGCTTGGAAATCGGCGACCACTCCGGAGTGGGGAAGCCGTGCTTGTCGGCGTCGTAGATGTGGCCTTCGACATGGTCGTCTCCGCGCAGCATGGCGGCAGCCGTCCGGTGGTGGCCGTCCAGCGTGTAGTAGTCACCGCCGTCCTTGACGAAGATCGGCCGTTCGTTCGCCGGGTAATTCGGCCGTCCGCTGCCCGACTTGTGCTCCGGGTTGTCCAGGTAGGTGTCGATGCCACGCTGCGTCACGCGGGGCTGGGTGGCGTAGATCTTCGAGCCCCGGAGCGGAACCGGGCCGATCTCGCCCTTGTCGTGCCAGTGCGCGAAGTCGTTCTCGCGTCCGCTGTAGCCCCGGAACTCGTGCACACCCGCGTGCGCACCGACGGCTTGTTCGTCCTCCCAGTCCGGGTTGTCGCCGTGGTTGGGGAAGTTCGTCTTCTCGGCCTCGACGTACCCGGCGAAGCCCACCCGCTTGGTCGGGATTGTCTTGTTCTCGTCATCTCCGGCGGCGGCCGTGTGGTGCAAGTCCTCCGGGCCGTTGCCGTAGTCCTCACCCCACTTGTTGAACTTCTTGTACGCCTCGCCCACGTCGTAGTTGCGGGGATCCCAGGTGATCACATGGGGATTGGCCACGATGTGGGTGTGCACGCCGTCGGTGAGCACGTCGTGGCCGTTCTCGCGCGCCCAATCCGTCTCGGCGCCGTGCGAGACGTGCTTGGGGACATCGTCGAGGGGGGTGACGTGAGCGTCCGGGTGGATCTGGCCGTGCATGAACACGCCGGTGCGGTCGCCACTGTGGGCCTGGGCGTAGCTGGTCGCGAGATCCGGCGAGGAGGTGGTGTAGAAGCCCCGCCCGTACATCCCCGAGCCCATCTCGCCCGCCCGGTTCGCCTCGGCGGCAGAGGCGGCGGAGGGTCCGTGTACTCCCCGGTAGACATGGGAGATGCCGTGCTCGGCGGCCAGCGCGGCCGTGGTGCTCACCCGCGAGTCGAAGTCGATGAAGTCGTTGATCCCGGCCTGCCCGGCCGCGCCGGAGGCACCCGAGCGCGGATCGACGGTCATCGCCGGGTGGTTCGAGGGGTCGCCGATCAGCTCGGGCGTCCACTGCGCGCCGGGGTGCGCGGACATCGTGCCGTTGCACGTGGCGCAGGTGGCCTGCCGGACCCGGCCGTTGTCCGTCAGGTCCTTGAACTCGGTGCCGCCGCAGTACGAGCAGGAGTGCGGCTGGTCATCGCCGCCTGGCTCGTCGTGGTCCTCGGCGTCCGCCGCTTGGCGCTCCTGACTCAGGGCGGCGGTGAAGGTCATCTTCCCCGGGTCGGGCCGATCATCGATCACGGTCCCCAGCTCGGGGTAGTCGTCGGTGGCCAGGTGGATCCCGGCGGCAGACCGACTGGTCGGCATCCGGGTCAGCATGGAGGCCGAGTAGTTGCCGCCGCCGAGGTCGTTATCCAGCTTGATCACGTAGTTCTCAGCGCCCGCCATGGGGCCGTCCTCGACCAGCTCGATCACCCCCGGGAAGCCGTCGATGGTCATGACGTGCTCGCCAGGCTGGAACTCCCAGTAGTCGCTGGACGCGATCGCCGTACGGCGCAGGTTCATGAGACGGCCTCCTCGCTGTTTGGGCCGTTGCCGGAGGGGCTGAGGCAGGCCTACACGGCCTCCTCGTCGTCCCACTCCTTCTTCCAGCGCTCGCTGGTGTCGACGACCACATGGCGGCGCATCCCGACGTGTTTCGGGTCGCCATAGAGGCCGTGGGGCCGGTAGTTCTCGGGGTTCCGCTGGATGACCTCGCCGGTCTCCGGGTCTCGGACGTCCTCGATCGAGTTGTCCGGCGCCCGATAATGCTTCTTGGTGACCTTGCGGATCTGCCCACGCTCGTACACGTACTTCGCCACCTTCTTGACGGCGGGCTTGGGCATGCTGGCCCGAGCCTCGTCGGACTCCGGCGGCCGGGTGTCGCCCTCCTCCGGTGCCTGCGCGGCCACCGGGAGCGGCAGCACCTGGGCCCCCGCGTCGGTGGCGTCGGACTCCTCGCCGTCGGCCAGGTCTTCCTCGGAGGGCGCGAGTGCGGGGGTCGGGGCATCCTCGTTGCCCAGGGCGGGCACGACCATGTCCTGGGCGTCGGCCGGGGGCGCGTTGAGCGCACGGGGCTCGAAGTCGTTGCGCAGGTCCTCCGGGATCGGCAGGCCCTTGTCCCGCAGGGTCTGGTAGATCTCCTTGCGCGTTTCCTGCTCCGCAACGGCCAGGTCGATCTGCTCCTGCTTCTTCTGCTCCAGCATCTCTTTGAAGTTCAGGCCGGTGCCGAGGATCCGGCGCTCCTGCGGGATCGGCACGCCGGAGGCGGCCAGCGCCTCCAGGAACTGGCGCTCCTGGGCCTGGTCGGAAAGGTTGAGCGTGTCGAACTCAAGTTCCGGCACGAGCAACTTCGGCTGCTCGACGATGCGTTCCTCGCCGGACTCCTCGTCGACCTCCAGGACCTCTTCCATCTTCACGTACCGCTTGCCGTTGCGGACGTCGTAGTCGAAGTGCTCCTGGGCTTCGGCCACGATCCGCGCGCGGTCGCTGAAAAACTCCTGGATGTCCTGCTGGTGGTCGGTCATCAGCTCGGTGACCACGTCGCGGTTGAGCGCGTCGGCGGCGTAGGTCTCGCCCGCCTCGGCGCCCTGGAGCATGGTCCGGGAGAGCCCGAAGGTCTGAAGGATCCGGTCCTCGATCCGGTCGAAGTCGCCGTTGAGGTCGGGCATTTCCTCGCGACCGAAGACGCTCTCGATGGTCGTCGCGAAGTTGTGGACCATGACCCGGAAGTCGGCGGCCAACGCCTCGTCCAGCGACTCGCGGAAGTCGTCCAGCTCGTCGCCGGTGGGGATCCACGGGACGTTGGTGCCCAGGTCGCTCGCGCTGGCGCCGAGCTTGGCTAGCAACAGCGGGGTGTAGAGCCGATCGGAGATGGCGTCCATCGCCGTGTTCAGCATCTCCTCCTGGAGCACCGACCGGAACGCGCGCATGATGATCGGCAGGCCGCGCTTGTGAAAGGTGTCGGCTTCGAATTTCACCTGCTTGAGCAGCATGTTGCTGACCGGCATCCGGCTGTTCTCGCCAGCGTAGGCGACCAGCTCGGGGTATTCGCTGGTCAGCTGCTGGTACTCCCAGACCGGCTGGCGGTTGCGCAGCAGGTCGCGCAGGGCCTGCGGGAGCCGGATCAGGAAGCGCAGGTCGCTAGAGATCGGGCTGCGGTCCACGAACACGTCATTGGGGTGCAGCAGCTCCTCGGACTCCCACACGCCAAGGACCTCATTGAAGGTGCCCAGCGGGAAGCCCTCGCCGACCATCCACTTCTCGCGCGAGAGGTTGACCAAGTACTTCTTGTACTTGAGCTGGTTAAAGAACAGGTCCTCGTAGAACTCCTGGAGCTGCTTGTCCTTGCACTTGATCTTCATGCCCTGCAAGGGATACTTCGAGTAGATGTCGATGCAGCTCGCGAGCACCGGATGGGTCAGGTACAGCAGTCGGCAGAACTCCCGCAGCTTCGCCATCTCGTCGTCTTTGGAGATGTCGAACGGGAGGTTGTTCTGGCGCCAGTAGAACATCGGGTCGCGCGGGCGGCCCATGGCGAAGGCCAGGTCGCCTCCGGCGCCACCGCCCGAGAAGGTGTCCGAAATGACCCCGGCGCCGCGCTTCTTCAGCGCACCGATCCGGCGGTTGCGGCGCATCTCCGCCACCACGGGATCCTCGGTGTAGGCGCGCGACACCCGGGACATCTCCAGCGAGCGCGTGGGCACGACGATGCCGGGGTGCTTGCTGCCGGTCGGTTCCGGTCGGCTCTGACCCCGGCGGTCGGTGACGACGAAGTCCGCCACGCGCGCTCCCTTACTTCCTGGCCGCGCGCGTGCGGGCGGGCGTGGACTCGTCCTGGTCCTCGGCGGTCTCCGTGGCCGGTTCGATGATGCCGTAGTTGATCAACTTCTCCAGCTCGACATGATCAACCGGAGCGACAGGGTTGCACTCGACGATGTCCCCGATCTGGTGCTCTCCGTCGGTGTTCGTCCAGGGGATCAGGACACGGTAGCGCGGCATCAGCGGACTCCGATCTTGCTGCGGATGACCTTCAGAACCTTGTCGCGATCGCGGGCAGCCTCCAGGGCGATGTGTCGGAGGAAGGCGTCGGGGTCGACGTACACACCGGAGGCGGTGCGGTAGGACTTCTTCGCGAACGGGTTTCCACCGCCGTTCCCGGAGTCCGCCTCGTCGTCCTCTTGATCGTCGTCGTCGGCGCCATCGTCCGCGAAGGGATTGCCGTCGTCGGGTGCCGCCCCCTCGTCGTCGACCGGAATGCCCTCGGCCGCGTCCTGGGCCTGCTGCATCTGGTCGTCGTCCTGGCCCGGCCACTGCGGGCCCATGCCGGGCACCTGAATCGGCTGGCCGTTGATGGTCTGCGGGAAGGCGGGATAGCGAGGCTGAACCTGCACGGTGAAGCACATCTTGCAAAAGCCGCACTCGATCGTGCCGTCCGAACGCGCGATCACCTGCCCGGAGCCGCATGCCGGGCAGTGGTAGACCACCTGCGGGTCACCGGAGTCGTGCGCCATCTTCATGATCGACGGCTTGGACTCGGCCAGCCGCCGGGCGAAGCGCTGGCCCACGGAAGCGTCGGCGGGCAGCTCGCCAAAGCCCAGGCGGACGATGTAACGGTCAGTCATCGAGCACCCCGCAGGCCTGCACGAGCAGGTCTCGACTGGCCAGCCGGAGCACGGTCTCCCGGTCTTCCTCGTCCAGCTCGGCCAGGTGTGGCTGGAGAGCCGCCGAATGCCGCAGTCGCGCCTCCACGAAGGCCAGGGCCTCCTCGCCGAGTTCGCTGGCGTCGGCGAAGGCGCCGGTGCTCACCAGTTGCTGGATCACGCTGCCCGGACCGCTGGTGGCCATCAGGTAAGCCGCGCCGGTCTTGCTCACCGGCCCGACTTCCAGCGAGTCCTCCAAGCCGTCCTGCGCGGCGTAGGCCGCCGTCACCTTGCGGCTGGCCGGGGCCAGGGCATCATCCAGGCTCGCCACGAAATCCACCCGGCCCGCCAGGTGCCCGGAGAGCCACTGGACATGCCCGGCCTCGATGCCCGCCAGGGCGAGGATCCTGCCGTGCGTACCGAGCGGGACGCCATCGCTGCCGTCGCCGACGCTGGTGACCAACTGGCCCTCGTGGAACATCACGCCTCCGGATACTGGATCACCGATTGACGAGCCAGGGACACCACTTCGGACAGGCCGAGCCCCGGGTTGACCCGGCCGATCGTGGCGATCCGGCGCATCAGCTGGCCGTCCTTGGCATTGGCCGCGACGCGCTGGCCGTGCCAGAACTCGTCCTGCGCCGTCGCCACCCGGCCGGGGTTGAACGGGTCGACCTCGGGATGACGGTCCAGGTCGACCAGGGAGCCGCAGAGCCGCATCGAGCAGTACCAGTGCGCGTGGTCGCGGTCGTCGGTGACGATGGCCGTGTTGGTGGTACCGCAACGCGGGCAGGCCGCACCTTCCAGGGCGATGCCCGGCACAGTGTTCGTGCGCTTGCGGCGGCCCAGGAACGGCGTCTTCGTCACGTACGGCGCCGGATACTCATGCTTGGCCACCAGCGGCTCCGGGACGTCCTCGCCGTAGCCGGGATCCGGGTGGTGCTTGTCGTAGACGTAGAGGTTGCTCTCCTCTACGGCGCCCGGCTGCTTCTTTGTCGGGGCCCGGCCACCCACCTCGGTGTGCTCAGGTGCCGTGAGGGGATTCGGGTGCGGGCCGGGACCCTGATACTCATCCCAGCCCGCCACCGGGTCGTCGCCGACATACCCCTTGCGGTCGGCATCCCCGGGCGCGGGCATGCCCGGCTGCTTGGCCGTGCGCATGAAGTCGGCGAAGACCGGCGGCGGACCGACCAGGGCGGCAACCCGGCTGATCTGCTCGGGGGTGCCCAGCCACACGTCCACATCGGACGATCCGCAGCCATCGTGTACGGCCCTGGCGGTCAGACGCGGAAGCTCACCGCGCTGGCCGCAGCCGTTGCAGAAGACCTCGACGGTCACCGGCGTTCCTCCTCGTCGTCCTCTTCTTCGCCGCCCGGCTCACCCTCGGAGGAGCGCACGGGGATCGGCTGGCCGGGCCGTTGCGGGGTGTTGACGCGCCGGGCCGACGCGTCCTGCCGGGGCCGCTGCTCGGCGGGCGCCTCCCAGTTGTTCAGGTCGTATTCATCGCCGGACCCGACGCCCAGCGGGTTCTCCGCCGTGGGCCGGTTCATGGTGTCGGCCGTGCGGCGGCTGGCCATGACGGAGGCACCCATCGCCGGGGCTGGAGTGGCCGCCTGCGGCGGTTCCTGGCCTGCGAAGGGGTGTGTGCTCACCGAGTCGTTCGGGATCGTCAGCGGCGGTCCTGCGACCGCCCCGGCCCCGCCAGGCTCCATGCTCTGCGGGGTCGGGGGCGCACCCGTGGGGTCGACCTGCGCCTGCGACGTGTCGCCGCCGGTGTCGGAGGAGGACGCCTCGGCGAGCACCCAGCGAGCCACCCGGCGGCTGCCCTGGTGCTTGTGCATCATCATCGCCTTGAAGGACGCGATGGCGTCCTCCTCGGTGTCGTGGTGCGAGAGGACTTTGCCGGTGTCCTTCTGCGTCACCACAAAGCCGTCGCCGTCCGGGTTGGGCTTCACGTACTGGTAGTCGGCCAGCTTGGCCGCCATCACCCGGTTGGCCTGCTGCGCCGCGACCCAGGGGTGATCATCGTGCAGGCGCACGCCATGCCCGGGATCACCGGTCAGGTGCTTCCAGGTGTCACCGTCGCGGTAGACCGGCGAGTTGCAGTGCGCGCAGGCACCGTGGTTGTCCCGTTCGGCGATGACGTAGCGGGCCGCCGCGCGAGCACTTGGTGGAGCGCCGTACCAATCCACCCGGTCGTCCGGCTCCGGCAGGCTCACGTCCGGGGCGAAACC